GGTCATTGATTCACACCTAATACAACGTGCTAAACTTTTATTACTATTCATTCTGAACCATCTCCTATTGCCTCTTCCATTGGTTCGTCTGGATCTTCTTTACCAAATGCTTTTTGGATCCCATAGCTCATTCTAACTGCACGAACATATTTCTTTTGATAATCAATACATTCAATACAAGTCTTGAAACCTAACATCTGCATACAGCCACATGTAGGTTCTAACTCTCTTTCTTCTTTCTTGTCTTGTTTCACGTTTCCACCATACCTACATGGAAAAACCCCTATTTAGTATATACGGTATATATGGAAAATAAAAGAAGTGCGTGACACACAAACACAAAAAGTATATATTTAATTCAAACTAGAAGCCGTCGCACCTTTTATTATCAGTATATACTATATTACTACTACTACTACTACTACTACTACTTTTTTTTCTTTTCTGTGCGTGAAATAGGGGGTATTCTGCGTTTCTGTGCGTTTTAGGTGCGTTCTTCTGCTAGTCCCATGCGTACTACTGCGTCAGTAGTGCGTTTCGGTTGATTTTTAGCAGCATCAGTTATCATTGGTAACATTTTAGAAGCCAATGCTTGAATATACCAAGGTTGACCTGATAGATCTTGAGTCATATTATGCAAGAAAGAAAGTTGAGAACCCTCTTCAGAACCTTTCAGTTCTTTAGCAGCATTGCCCATTGCTCCAGCCCAGAATTTTTTAAGGCTCTCTCTCGCCTGTGGCAACATAAATTCCTCAAAATCAATTAACATCTGTTCCCTAATTTTTTTAGTGATTACATCTAACGACATTAGGAGGGTTTCGTCAGATTCTGAACTTTTCAACCAAGACTCTATTTTTTTTTGAGTTTTTAGCGGGATCCAAATTGTGTAAATTGTAAAATATAAAAAGAATGAAAGAATCCAGACCAAAAGAAATTGTTGATCTGTCATTAAAAGAATTTATCCTTTACATAATCAATCCCGATCTTAAATCCTTTTTGCTGCATACAGGACACGATCCAGAATGGGCCCGCTATCGGATAGGTAAACCCTAAATTCTTTTTGGCATTATCCCTACAGGCTCCTAATGCACCTTGGAAATCGTGCGACACTTCCGTTATTGGATCTATGAAAGTTTCCGTTACTGCTTCTTTAGATTCGTCTATCATATCCTTAATTAAATTTTTCAAGTTTTCGGGTATATCTTCCAAAACGTCTAATAGATCCGCCATCATTTTGAGAGCGTCTGTTGTTTTGTCATACATTGCCGCTAAAACTATTCCCCTTGGTAAATTCAGATCTACAGCCGGTACCACCTCGGCAATAGCGATTAGATTATTCATTGAATTAACTTTAGGATCTATTCGAGAAAGTCCTAGCCAAGCTAGTGCCTGAATAAATGGTGTAAATGTTTTGATTAATTCAGGAGTGATAAGATCCCAATTAATATTAGGTAATTCTTTCTTCATAATCTATACCCTGTTAACATACATGAGATAGATCCATTATTAGCGCTCTCAGTCGCTTGGATCTTAACGGTCGAATTGGGGGGTATGATGAATTCAAACATTTTCGGTTGATCCCCAGTATTATCAGCATCGACAACGAATTTTTCGACAAATAATGCTTGTCCATCGACATCGATAATATAACTCAAAACCTCGCCTACTGAGATGCTGCTCCAATCTATACCTAAAGTGATCCGTGTTAAATAAAATGCTGAAGGGTTCGTATAGGAGAGAAGGGTAACAGCAGAAGAGGTTAGACCATAACTTCCACTCCAGCCGTATATATTCCCACCTTTGGCCCTTGAAATAGACTTAGATGCGGCTAAGGTCATGCATCACGGTATATTCTACCTGTCATTGTGGCGAAAAAATCAATACTGCCAGTGTCATTAGAATATATCTCTACCTTTACATTAGTATGAGGTGGGATTATTATGTCAAAAGGATCCAGGTCATTAAACCCTTGGGCATTATTGGTCATAGGTTGTTGCTTAAGAACAGTATTATCATTAAGAGAAATAATTAAACCCAGTTCTTTATTAGCAGCCATACCCGCGGTTCTACCTGTTAATTGAGTTTGTGAAACAACTATATAATTACCAGTAGTAAATTCTAAAGCCGTTTTAGTTTCATTATTTAGGGGAATAGCGCCACTGTAAGCATATGCATAAGCTCCAACTACTGAAAGCCCCTTCTGAGTTCCGAGAAACGTTGCTATTTGCTTTTTAGCCATTCATTAGATCTATTCGAAGTAAAGAGTTACAGATCCAGACGAAGCAGCCATACTACCGCCACCACTAATCTGAATTGCAATCTGCAGATCTATATTATTTGCATTGCCAATCGGAAATGCAACAGGGACAGAATTAAAACCGACTGCACATGCCGCATCGGCTGTATCTCCAGCTATTCCCATGATGGTAAAGTTCTGTTCTGAAAAATCAGATCCAAGTAAACGGCATACAACCTGAAATCCTTTTGCATTAAATCCGTCAATGGCACAATCGACCCTGCTGATCCTTGAAGACCCACCGGGAACTTGAATATTACCCAAGTTGGAACTGTTCATATTGTCAGTTAAAGAAAAATATTCTTTATCTGTAGGCGTGCTATCGAAACTGCGTTGTATCGTGGTTACCATTTAGAGTCTGAAGTAAAGCTTACTCCCTCCGAGTTTTAGTTGTGGAAACTGCCGACGTGCCATTGCTCCTAATAGGGCAATGCCTCCGGCAGTCACTAATGTCTTTCTACCTGCATTGGATCCGATCATACTAATCGCATTACCAGCGAGGGTATTGAATGCGGTTCCTAATTGACCGTCTGTGACATCCTTGATCACGCCTTCTGCAATGGATGTTTTACCGAATGAACCTGTAACAGTCTTTCCAGCGTTTAGATATGCGGCTATTGCTAACCCAGACGCCATACCTGTTACGCTTGGATGTGGAATTCCTTTTCTCATATAATTACTCCTTTTTGGATTATTGTTCTTGTATGCCCGCCTTGCTGTTCTCCTCACTTGCCCCTTTCTGGTGGAACGTGGCTTTTTCCGAGCCTTCGAAGTTTTGTAGGACTTTTGAGAAATTAGTTTGCCGTCACGAAAATACATTCGACGGCCATTGGCTCCTTTTCTTGTGTACAGTCCAACGGGCACGTTGCGACTTACTTAGTTCTGTTATATAAACTTTCGTGGTGCTGGGTCTGATACTTGCCACATCCACTACAAAAATGCAACCTCTTAAAGTTATATTGTATTTTCCCCTTTAGATCAGTACATTCACAAGGCCACATTTTAGTATATTGGATGTGTTTAACCTCTTTCTCAACTACCGTTCTAACAAATTCGTTAAAAGAGATCTCCCTATAGCGACAGATCCGTTTAGCTAAAAGAAACCAAGCGCTATTTGTAGGAAATTTTAACGCAACCTGCTTTAGTTTACCGCCCCAATGTGGATGCCGACCCGAACTTATGCCGCCCATTATGCCGCCTTCGCCTTAGCGCAATGTTTACACATTACCCAGCCATGGAGATCCTTTTCTCCCATATATGATCTGGTCATTGATTCACACCTAATACAACGTGCTAAACTTTTATTACTATTCATTCTGAACCATCTCCTATTGCCTCTTCCATTGGTTCGTCTGGATCTTCTTTACCAAATGCTTTTTGGATCCCATAGCTCATTCTAACTGCACGA